CATGCATCATCTGAAATCTTTAAACGCTCTAAGGCAGTAGATTGAGGATACATAAATACTTCTTCTCCCAGAAAAAGCTTTGTTAAACGTTCATCACTAAGAATTCCGCTTTTTGCCTGAATCCAATCAACATCTTCTACACATACTTCATCAAAATGAAATAGCAACCACTCAATAAATTCTCTACAAAATTTTCTAAATTGAGTGTCTGACCAGCCTATTTGCAAAAGGGCTGCAGCTCGCAACAATGTGAAAGCTGGTGATTGTTTTTGGGTCTCAGAATAGAGTAAGCTAGTCATTAACTTTCCTCTATTATACACTGGAATAGCTCGTCCGAGATAAAAGATAGTATGTGCTGAAAGAAAATCTAAATCTTCAGCACTTCTTGGTTCCATACTATCAGTTGTAGTGATTATTCCTATATCATTCCATGTAGAAATAACAGTGTGCGCATTATAAAAATTATGTGCCCAATCACTAACAGTCCAAGTATTATCATCACCTACCAAAATTTTTGCAGTATTTAACTCAAATTCGGCATAACTTGGATCCTCAGGACAATTCATTATCCATGCGTAAGCTAATAAAGCGTACAGTATTAGGGTATTATCATTTATCGTATTAACTGATCCAGAAGGATTTCCTCCTAATTTCATGACCAGTACTCCTTCAGGAGTTATCACAAGCGAATTTATCAAATTACGATAATAATTCTTTAATCGCTGCATATTTTCAGGGGTTTGATCTTCGGGTCGCAACATATTCCATCTATGTTTTGCGCATGCCCACATCAAATAAGCCCTGAGAGAGGAATCGTACTCACTCTCATCTAAAGCATAGCCTTTCTTAAAGGTCTTTAACTTGTGATATAAACGGTCCCAATTTCCTTTTAAGGGACTCATCCCAACACCAGATGAACTTCGCAAATATGAGGCATTCATACGCTCATTCATATCTGCAAACAATCGATTTCCATGAACAGTAGCATCGATTGCGCCTGCAGTAAAAGTACGAATCTTATTCAACTTTGTTTTTACTTCAGGTCTTATCTCCTCTTTCAAAGAGTTCGTAAAAATAACTGAATACTCTGGATTCAGTAAATTATCCCAATCCTTCTCCAACCACGGAATAATTTCCGGGCAGTTCTCCAAGAGATCCTTCTTCTTTGGATAATGAACATTAAATGGAAATCCGGATGATGTAGTCTTATCTAAGTTTTCAATAACTTCTGCTACACTACGAATTCTTGCACCACCCATATAAGGACCAAAATGTTGTTCAGTCCATTCCCAAGCCAAATTCATTGATTTAACCTGTCTTTCTGACATCCAAGGGATATCTTTTGCATACTTAGCAAAAGATTTATATGCTGCTTCCTGGTTTGGTACAGGGAGGCCCCATTCTGGATCCTCAACAACACCTACGTCATCAATAAATGACTTCACAAAGATGTCGGCTGATCTAGCATTTTTATAGCGTGGGACACGCTGCACTCCCATGACTATGGGAAAATATGTCTCTGGTAACCATTTTTGGTGCTCATCAGAAACAAAG